GTCCCATAAGAAGCGACAATAATCGCATTATCAGACTTTTCGGTAATTGCTCTAACTTGTTCTCTTTCATTTGCTTCCACTCCTCCGTGGATATAGAAAATAGGTCGGTCACCTGCCTTTTCTTTTATTAAATTGTATAATAGTTTACCGTGCTTTTCTACGTATTGAAACAAACATAAAGTGTTGCCGTGTAAATTAGTGGCCAAGTTCTTAATGTATTTATTCCTTTTTTCATTTGAAACTAAAAAATTCATCTCTTCCTGATAAGATTTATTTTTTAAAAATTCTTTTTGCTGTTTGCTATATTGTAAAACTAAACAGAAAATTTTGAGTTTGGCTAATTGGTTTTTGTCTTGGAGTTCTGTAGTAGATATAACTTTATTAACAGCACCAAAAAGTCCTTCTAAAACAAGCTTATGGGTCTTACTATCGTCTAAAGTTCCTGTACAACCAATCTTATATGGGCATTGTACTAACTTTGTTAGTATCTTGGTAAGTGAAACTGCCTTAAATAAATGTGCTTCGTCACCAACTATCATACCAAATTGTTTAAACCACGTCTTTGGAAGATTATATATTGATTGCCAAGTAGATATAATTACTTTCTTATCAGTATCTTTACTATGACCTTCATATATTCTATGGATATTCTTTTCATTATCCCAACCATAATCTTTAAAATCTTTATATAATTGTTCTACCAATGATGTGGTAGGTACTATAATTAATATTTTCTTATCTTTTAATCTTAATAGATTAAATCTTACTAATAGATAAACAATGAGTGACTTACCACTAGCAGTTGGTGATAATAATAAACAACGTTTTTTCTTTATAGCGTGTATAAATGCTTCTTTTTGATAATCCCTAACCTCCATTGGAATCTTTAAGGCTTCAATAAATTCAGGAAGACATAAAGTATTTACTTTAGTATCTTCTATCTTGGTACCATCAACAACTTCTATATTGTTTTCTTTGCACCAATGTAAAATATAAGGATAAAGACCAACGTATATCTGTCCATTTGCATATGAAAATAATCTTATCTTGCCGTCCCATACTCTATTACGAAATTGAGGCATAAATTTAAAACCAGGTACTTGAAAAGTAAAATGTTCTCCAAGTTCACGTCTGATAGATTCGTCTGCTTCTATCTTTAAGTAAACATCATCTTTTTTATCAATGATTAAGTATCGTATATTAGGCATTACAATGCGCCAGATATGAATTTCTTCCAATCAATAGCGTTCTTTATTGTAAATGTTCTGTTTGATATTTGTCTGACCGTTCTATCTAAAAAGTCAACTACAGTATTAAGATAGTCCGATTTTTGTTTGAGTTTAATAATGTCTTCATCTGAATCAATATACTTATCTACATCTTGTCTTAATATTTTTAAGTTAAAAGGTTTTTCAGCATAAACACTAGGGTCTGCTTTACCTGTATAGTATTCCCATTTCTGTTTTTTAACTATATGGTATTCACTTTCATTTCTGCTTAACATTAGCTTAAACTTTGTTAAGTGTTTCATATATTTGTTATGTATTTGAGGTGTTTTGATTGATTCTAAATCAAGTTCACTATCGTTAATTTTTAAGTCTTTGTCAACTAATTCTTGGATTTCTTCTAGATTCATATTAATAATATATCATACTATAATGAAAAAGTAAAGTCTAATTACGAGGTTGTAACACTAGTTTGTCCACTTCCTGTTGCAAATTCATATATTTTGTATTGCATTGTTACAGTTGCTGTTAAATATTGAACGTCTGTAGCTCCTGTGTCATATTGTAAACTAGATAATCCTGTTGGAAATACGTCTGAAAATCTAACTTCAACATTTTGTGTATTTTTACTTGTTAAAATATTAAGGGTTGCGTCTGAATAGATAGCACCTGTACCAGTTGCTCCATATTTAACTTTTCCTGGGTCTGTTAACTGATTCGCACCAGTAGATGTTGGAAATCTATCAGCACCACTACGTAATAGGTCTCTAAATTCTTTTCTATCAGTAGGAAAACCTAAACCAACTAACCAACCGTGTATCTCTCTATAGTTTTCTAAATTTTCATCAACTAAAAAATCCATTGTAAGTGGTGTATAAGTTAACTTATCTCCAGGTACAGGTATATCTTTTAATGGTGTTAGTTGTTCCAAGGTACCTAAAGTAATTCCAGGCAAATTTACAGCAGTACAAAAAAATTCTACTTTTGGAAGTTTTGTAATATTAAACTTAAACTGCGTTGGACTTGCATAATCAAATTTAGTAGGTTGTCTGTCTAGTGCTTTTGTAGTTGTCATAATACTATTTATATGAGCTCCAGGCCAAAAAAAAGGGTGCCTAAAAAGACACCCTTTAAATCTGTTTGTTCTAAAAATGAACAACCAATATATTACATCAAGTTCGCAACTTGAACCCTTTGGTAATATCTGTTAGAGTTTGCACTTCCAGCGTCATTTACTGCTGTAGCAGCACCTGATTGAGCACCAGTTTCAGCGAACGGATTAGCAACTAGGCCATATCTCGTCTTGAAACCAATTTTCGGTTGGAAAGTATCTTGACCAACAGCACGTACCATTTGTAAAGGTACATATGGGCAATAAAATAAGCCTGCGTCATATGGTGAAGTACCTTTATATCCAACAACGTAATACTGTTTAGCAGTACTATTTGCTGAGTAAGGATCAATATAAACTTTGAATCTACCGTTAAGAACACCAGCAAATGTATTGCCTGTGTCATCAACATTTAGGTTATTATTCAAAGCTGGAGTATAATCTAATACGCCTGCCATTTGAAGAGCCGAAGCTACGTCAGATGAACAAACAATTAAATTACCTTTTCCACGTCTGGTTCTTTGAGCGATTCTGTTAGCATCACGTTCCAATTGGAACATAAGGCCTTTGAATCTTTCAACAGACCATCTACCATTTGAGTCTGTATCTAGGTCAAAAATCCCAGCAGTTGTTACGTTACCAGTTTGAGCACCAGCTTCTGCATTTATGTAAATAGTTCTTACAACTTCTCTATTAATTTCTGCTAAAATTTCAGCAGATAAGATGTTTGCAAGTTCTGTTTCAGCGTCTAAACCGTGGATTGCTTTTAAATCTTGAGCAAGTTCCATAGTATATTCAGCCTTTAAAGCTCTTGATTTAGCAGTTACAGTTGATTTCTCAATTGAAAATGCCATTTCAGCAAAAGCGTTTCCGCTTGCGTCTCCAAGTGCTTCAGCAGCAGCAGTTGTCATTGCAGTACCTTTTGTGTAGGTACCTGGTGAACCATCATTTAGTACTGATGGATTTGCGCCAGCTTGTTCAGTCGTTGAATATCCGCCTGTTGCCGATCCAGCAGCATTTCTGCCTGAAAAATCGGAATCAGCTTCATCAAAGAATGATTCTCCGCCAGCTTGTGAAGTATATCTACTTCTCATAGCGAAAATAAGTCCTGTTGGACCTGTCATTGGTTGCACACCTGCGATATCGTATGCGATTAGATTAGGCATAGCTCTTCGTACTAAACTAATTAGGATTGGATCCCAATTTGCTACAGCACTACCTGTTGCGTTAGTCGGAGCTGCTTCTGCCAAATAAGAGTTATCTTCTTTAGAAGCTCTTTCTTGGTTTTCTAATATTACAGATGTTACGGCACGTCTATAAGCGTCCTTAATTTTTGGTAAATCAGGATGCTCTAGTACTGGCTGCCATTTCTTTTCATTTGTTTCAGATAAGTACATATGTTTTTATCTCCCTTAATATTTACTTAATAGACAATTTAATGTCTTTTGTTTTGCTTATAGCGGCGCTGTAAGCAGCCATAGCTTTTGATAAATCCTCGTTAGAAGATTCACCTGCCGCCACATCATCTAGTGACTCTTTTGTTTCAGTTTTCTTTCCAAAATAAGATTCTTTAACAGTTTCTAATTTCTTCGTGTAATCATCAGCATTAGAGTATTCAATTTCTTCGGCAAGTTTAGCAAATTTTTCTTTCGCTGTATCAGCAAGGTCTTCGGAAACTTTAGATTTAATTTCATCTTTAGTTTTTGATCCAACTTCCTTGTTTAAGTCAACGTTTTTTTGAATTTGCTCATTGAGGTCTTTTTCCAATTTTTCAATTTTGTCTGCTTGGTCTTCTAGTACATTATATTTTTCATCTGGAACATCAATGTAATGGTCTTCAAATAATTTTTTCAAACCATTAATAAAGTCTTCAGCAATTTCTCCCTTAATACCACGTTCAAGAGCGATTTCGTTTTCTTTCATCCACTCTTCAACAACATAAGAAAGGTAAGAATCAACTTTTTCAGTTAATTCAGCTTTTGCTTTAGCACTTTCTTGCTCAAACTTGTTAGTATAATCTGTTTCCATTTCTTCTTCAATTTCTTTTACTTTTGATTTAATTGCAGTTTCAAAAATGGTTGCAGCCTTCGTCTTAAACTCATCGGTTAAGTCTTTCTCTCCAGCGATAAGAGCGTCAACGTGTTCTTTTACGTTAATCTCTTTTTTCTTTTCATCTTCTTTTTCATTATCTTCTACTCTTACATCACCACCGTCTTTTTTAGCTTTTTCGTCTTCTTTTTTATCATCATTTTCTTTTACTTCTTTGTCTTTTTTAGCGTCAATAGCTTTCTTTAGAGCTGGTGGTAGTTCGCCTTCTTTAATTTCTTTACCGTCTTTAGTTTCTTTTGACTCTCCCTTTAATTTAGGCATACCATCAGGTGCGCCTTGTGATTTTTGTGGAGCTTGTCCAGAAACTTTCTTAATTTTTTTAGTTGCGTCAGGATTGCTGTCTGTAGGTTTAACTACTGCTTTGCCTAAATCTTCATATGGCGCTTTACCTGCAATATGAGAAGGTTCAGCCGCAACAGCATTCTTTTTCGGAGCATCCGCTTGTGGATTAGGTGAATTCGCCTCGTCCACGGCTTTAGCTTCCAACGCTTCTAATCTTTTTTCTATGTCGGCCATATAAGAAATCTCCTTAATTAAAATAAACGTTTATTTTATTGTTTCTCTCGTTATTAATAGATATTTATACAATTACAGTTTTTCAATGAACTTTTTAAAGACTTCCGCTTTAGCTTCTGCCAAACGTATTCTTTTTGCTTCATTTATATACTGTTTCCACTCTTCAATATCTTTCTCTTTTATAATTCCATTGTCCCATACCCAATCTTTGCCTTCCATAATGCCTTCTACGAAAGCGTCTGGAGCACTAGGGTCTGCTACAATGTCAGCGGCAGTTGCAAGGTAGAAATCGCTTCCTACTTCGTTAACACCACTTCTACGCACTAATGAACCCATACCTCTTGAAGACACTCCTAATTGAGCACCTTCATTGATAAGATTTTTTACTATCTTACCGTATGGTGTATCCATAATTTTTGCTTCACCAATAAAATTGTTTCCATCTGGATGTAAGTCTGTAATCATATGACTTACTCTTTCAAGATTTACAACTGGTCCGTCAGGATGTCCTAACTCACCAAAAGCACGTCTTTTATTGATAAATTCTCTATGATATCTTGATACTTCTTTTTCTAATATCTCTTTAGGATAGACTCGTCCATTCCTATTTTTGATATCTGCTTGTAAAAAGACACCTTTAATTTTGTAATTCTTTTTGCCATCAATTTCTTCTATTAGAAATTCTGATTGTACGGCTTGTTCTGTAATTAGTTTCATATTCTCTCTCTTACTATTTATAAGATTTTTTATCTAAATTCAACGATTAATGAGTAGTTATCACCAGTAGCAAAGTTCTTTGTACTTAACAATACATCTCCTGTAGGAGTAATAGCATTGTTCTTAAAACTGTTTCCATCGGTTCTAAAATCCATAACGCCTTGTCCTGATAAGAATAAGGCAGTAGCATTTGTAACACCGTCCCATATTAACTCTACTCCTGATTTACTATCAGACGCATTAATAGAATAATAAACTCTAGCTATTACTCTAGCACCATCTTCGGACATAAAAGTTGTTTCTGAAGCGTCAATTTTTTTAACCAAAATCTCTCCAGAACCATCTGATAGGTTAGTCAATTTAATTACATACTTTACACCAGACGTATCTGCTATTATTTGTGTTGTTACTGTATCTGCCATCTTAATTAAATCCTGATTCTTTCCGACACTCTAATACTAAATTAAATTTAGATACGTTAGCGTCTGATTTTACAAATATATCTCCTTCTTTATCTGTAGTTTCTGTTTCAATTTTAACTTCATCTTTTTTAAGTCCATAATTACCACGACCTGTTAATTCTAAAATTTCTCTTTCATCAAATAATAATGTAACCTTGCCTGTGCCTAATATTTCGTGGTGTACATTTACAACCGATACTCTCGGTTCACTTGTAGAGTCAATTAATTTTGTTACATCAAGTGCTGATTGGTTATCTTCATTTACACTTCCAGTTACCGTACTGATAACTTTTGTTTTATTATCAACAACATTTTTTGCTACAACTGTCATTAAAATCCTACGTGTGTAGCGTCATAAAAATCTTTAGATAATTCACCACGTTCTATTAATGTTGATATACTTGCTTCAGCTTTTTTATAAGGAGTTAGAATTGAACCATCAGCAAACATAGCTCCCCATAAGTAAATAAATCCTTGGTCATCTGTATTAGTAGTGTTACCATCATTTTCAGATACACTAATTATTATACCACCAGTTCTAGTAGCATTCGCTGTAAATTTAACCGAACACCTATACCATCCATTACCTTCATCTGATATAGCAGCGACACTCGTAGCAGAA